CAATCGTCTCCGCTACTCAAACTACTAGGAGTGGTTTTGGGAGTAGTGATGTTGAGCTTACTGATACAAGTGAGTCTTTTGGATTGCCTGCTACTGCTGATCTTATGTTCGCCCTTATTTCTACGGAAGACCTTGAAGGATTAAATCAAATAATGGTGAAGCAGTTAAAGAATAGATATAATGATCCTACAATTTTTAAAAGATTTGTTGTAGGAATTGATAGAGCAAAGATGAGATTATATGATTGTGAGCAGAGCGCTCAAAATGATATAGTTGACAGTGGACAAGAAGAGGAGTATACTTCTGAGGAAAGAAAACCTAAAAAGTCATTTGAGGGATTCAAGTTTTGACATCAAAATCATTCACACGAAAGGACAAAAAAGGAAGAGAAGAAAAGTGGGAGTGGGAAGAAACACCCGAGGTTACAGCAGCATTAGAAAGATTACATAAAGATATTAAAATTCGTATGGAGGAATCCAATAATGACAGTTGATTATGAAAAGTATACTACCTTCGTTGATGAAGTTACTAGCAATGAGTCAAAATATTTTGATGCATTTGATGGGAGAGTATTTGAATTAACTGAGCATATTCCTGTAGAACGTCTTTTAACTGCTGCTCTTGGTATTTGTGCTGAGGGTGGAGAATTTACTGAGGTAGTTAAAAAGATTATCTTTCAAGGTAAACCAGTTAATGATGAGAATATATTTCATATGAAGCGTGAGTTGGGTGATATTTTGTGGTATGTTGCGCAAGCATGTATGGCATTAGATACTACATTTGATGAAGTGATCGAGATGAATGTGGAGAAGTTGAAGACTAGATATCCTGGTGGAGAATTTGATGTTCATTTTTCAGAAAATAGAAAAGAAGGAGACTTATGAAAAAATTACTTTCGCTTGCACTTTTGATTCCTTTTGGTTGCACTCCAGCAGTAGCAGGAGGATCACAGGCAGGATGGTCACATGAACGTACTTGCTTTAAGAGTGAGTATAGAGAAGAATACATTCCAGGAACCGAGGATGACCCTGGTTATGTGAAGACTTGGAAGGAAACTATTGAAGTTCCTTGTGAAACTACTCCTACTTATCACCCAGATCCATATCCAGAGGTGGGTAGAAATAGGAGGAGTAATCCTACTTATCGTAGACATGTTACTGTTTATGAAAATGTAGATACTAATGATTGTTCTGAAGGAACAATTCTGGGTGGTTTGCTGGGAGGTGGACTAGCAGGATTTGGATCGCGTGGAAAGGATCAGTGGTGGGCAATTCCTACTGGAGTTATTGGTGGAGCTATGTTAGGTTGTCAGATTGATGGTGGTTGAATAATGAGTATTGCATTACTAAGCGTATCAAATAAAGAAGGCATAGTGGATTTGGCACGTGCTTTAGTTGGATTTGGGTATGATCTTGTTTCGAGTGGAGGAACTCATAAGGTTATTAGTCAAGCTGGTTTACCAGTACTACCGGTATCAGAGTATACTGGTTCTCCTGAGATTCTTGGTGGTAGAGTAAAGACTTTACATCCCAAGATTCATGGTGGCATCCTTGCAAAGCGTGATGATAAAGATCATAATGCAGATCGTTTAAGAAATCTTATAGACCTTATTGATGTTGTTGTAGTAAATCTCTACCCCTTTCAAGCAACGGTTGCTAAGGAAGAGGTAACATGGGATGAAGCAATTGAGAATATTGATATTGGTGGACCTACTATGGTAAGGTCAGCAGCAAAGAATCATGCTCATGTTTCTATCTTAACTAATCCTAAGCAGTATGATGATTTTATAGTTGCATTAGATGAAGGTAGATTACCGGAACTTCGTTCTGAACTCGCAGCGGAAGCATTTCAACATATTGCTGAATATGATGCGGCAATTAGTACTTGGATGAATTCTAGAAAGTTGTTGAAAGTGTACTGATAGTTGTTAACAAAAATAAATGCCTAATAGGGTGTTATATAATAAATAATTATGTTGATTTCCTAACATAATTATGACTAACATCCTTCAACAATATGATGGTACTCAAGAAGTAATGGATGTATATTTTGAGTGCTTGGTAGAGTGTGAGGAAACAGATCAGGTTCAATCGTGCAAACAGGTCTGTAAGGTTCACTTAGAGGTTGATGACTATATAAATAAAAAAAGATAAAGCCTAGCTGTATAAAAAATGAAACCTTCAGAGATGCGTAGTATTATGCATGCCTATAGTGCAGTGCATAGTACAGATGTTAAAGAAGAATTAGATTCTAGTCGTGATCAAATAAGTGAGATGAGACTCACTCAATTGACAGACTCTGATTTGGTTGAAGTTGCAGAAGAGATTCTAGAAGGTCTTTTTGCTGGAGGATTCTCTGTTGCTAATACACAATCACTTCTTGAAGCAGTATTATGTGAATCTGATATTCCTGGAAGACAACAGAAGGTTGAGAGATTGCAAGAAGCATTTTCAACTGTTATCTCTAAGGTAAAGGAGAAGTCAGCAAGAACTGCTATTGAGTCATTTGCCGAGTATCGTCACAGCAAGAGTGTAAATGAAGCATGGGTGAATAAGTTTGAGACTGATAGGGGCAATGTAAGACTTCATAATAGTTTGGTAGCACAGGACAGACTTGTTATTAAGACTGGTTTGCTCCAGATGCTTGAGAAGGCAAAATCTCCTACTACTACTAAAGAGGACAGAGGTCGTGACTTGGCACGTAAGGCAGAAGCAGATGCTAAGAAGCGTGGTTTGAAAGTGACTGATGAGGAATGGAAACCTTATCCCAAAGAGAAGGTAGAAAGACAGAAATCTAGAGCATATGATAAGGAAATGATTGCTAGAAAGGGTAAGAGAACAGATGCAAAGGATAAGGAAGCAGACAAGCAATATGAAAGACGTATTGCTATGGATGGTCATCCATCTAAGATGAGAAAGGTTGAAGAAGAAGTTGTTGATGAGGCCAAAGTAGATGCTGGTAAGACACCTCATGAGAAGGAAACCGCTCGTAATGTGAGAAATACTCCTCCAGGTGGAGATCCAAAGTTTGATAGGTCAGTCTTTATAACAAGAAAGTCTGGTGAGAATCTTGATTCTGCCCGTGGTCGTAAGCGTCGTGGAGCACATGCTAAGAGACGTGGTGTAAGCGCTGCCCCGGTGGCTCAGTGGAAAGGATCAAAGGACAAGGTTGTCAGAGAAGGTGAGAACTGGATCCAAGGTGCAGTAAAGAGTCCTGGTGCATTCACTAAGAAAGCAAAAGAAGCAGGTATGAGTGTTCAGCAGTTTGCTTCTCATGTTGATGCTAACAAGGACAAGTACAGTACTAGGACTGAGAGACAGGCAAATCTTGCTCAGACCTTTGCTCAAATGAAGAAAGAAGGTTATGATTTCGATGCCATCCAAGAAGGTCTTACTAAGGAAGGATATCCTGTAGAAGAAGTCAACTGGGTAATGGCAAACGGTATTTGATTTTACTTTGAGACAATTTAATTATGACGATTCGAAATCCAGAACCACCTACACCAAAAGTTGGGACTACTGCTGTGCAAGAGCAGTGCTCTCTTATTGCGATGTATTATTGCATTGCTAAAGGGGCTAGTATGAATGTGGAGGGGAAGAGTAAGAAATCAGTAGATGCCCAAGATGAATTAGTTAAAAAACTGAAAGGAGTATATCCCGATATGAAGTTGAATTGGGAGAGTACTTTTATGAATCAAGCAAAAGCAATATCAAAATATATTGGACATAGTATAGGATCTACAAGTCCTAAGTGGGAATATGGATGGTTCGATGGAACTCCAGCAGTAATTCCATCAAGTTCAACTACTGATATTTTTACTAAGATATGGGATTTATTTCCACCTGAGGCTGTTAAATTATTTGGCAATAAGAAAGATTCGTGGAATACTGCAGATGTTTATTTTTTAAAAAAAGGTCAGCGTAATATAATTTTAAAATGGGTAACTGAGTTAAAAAAGGAGTTCATAGGTGAACTTTGTTGTGATCCCGGAGTTTTTATAGGGACTGTGAATACTTATTTGACCAAATTAGTTCACCAACGGATTCTTCTTCCTATTTCTCTGAAAGCTCAGACTAAGGATGTTGGTATGCAGGTTAAAGAAACTAATATGCATGAGTGGAATGAATCAGGTGAAATTGATATTGTTTCAGGTGATTTTCAAGTAGGAAAACATCCATGGGTTTTCTTTAATGTTAAAAATGATAGTGGTCTTTTAAATTTTGGTGAAGAAAGTGGACCAGGTGGAAATTCTCTTCAATATTTTGCTGAGTTTAGAGTGGGAGATTATGAAACTAAGTATTTAATAGAACAAAGATTATCTGGAAAGAAAACAAAATCTGAAGTTAAAGATATTAAGTTAACTAATAAAGGTAAAGAGAAAAGAGCAGCTGCTCAAACAGGACAAATTCCTCAACCAGAATTTGAACAGTTGGTTAAAGATTATACTGGTGAAGATTATGAAGATGATATTACTATGAACGGACCTTTGACTCCTCCACAAATAAAGACATGGAATGGATATTTGAGGGAGATTGAGAGTGATAATAGTATCAAAAAAAGTCTTGGTGATTTTAAAGTTTTAGGAACTCAGTATCCTCTTATAGGAGGAAGTAAGCAAATGACGTGGATAGAGAAGGTTGCTCAGATAGATGCAGACGTACTAGAAGATCCTGCAGCAGCTGCAAAGAAATATAATGTAAATTCAGTAGATAAATTTTCTTCAAAATTTAGACTTAAATTAAAGCAGTTGAGATTTATTAATGCACTGATAAAAGCAAAATCTCAAGGGAAAAAGGGATTGCCTAAATTTTTAACTCATATTTATTATTTGGCAGCTAAACAAAATCTTTCAGAAGGTGACATTAGAGGACCTTTCTTGAAAATTTCTTGAAGGTATGCTATAATATTCCCATATGGCGCACGAGTATGCTTGATTTGAGGGTTGGTGATTGTATTGAGTTGGCCAAAGGGTTGGACGATAATACAATTGACTGCACAGTAACATCTCCTCCTTATAATAAGGGTGGTATTGGTGGTGGATTGTTTCGTAAGATTGAGTATGCTGCTTTTGATGATACCCTTCCAGAGGAACAGTATCAGGAACAACAGATTGAATTGTTAGATACCCTATTTGATAAGACTAAAGAGGGTGGTTCACTGTTCTATAATCATAAGGTTAGATATTTGCATGGAGATGCTACTTCTCCATGGGCATGGTTGCCTAAGACTAAGTGGCACATAAGAGAAGAGATTATTTGGAACAGAGGAAGTGGCCCAGAGATTTCAGGATATAGGTTTACCCAGACTGATGAGAGAATATATTGGTTATGTAAAGGTGCAAAGAGACCTAAACTACCTAGAAGGTCAGTTAATTATACAAGTGTATGGAAGTTTGGACCTGAGATGAAGAATCCTCATCCTGCACCTTTCCCAATTCAACTTCCTTCTAGATGTATTCAAGGCGTATTAGATGAACCTGGTCTAGTACTTGACCCCTATAGTGGTTCAGGTACGACTGGACTAGCAGCACAGTTATTGGGTCATGATTATATTGGATTTGATTTATCTAATGAGTATCATGATATGGCAAGAGAAAGATTTGCTAATCCATCTAAGAATGATTTGA